AGTACCTTCAGCAAGGACAGATGAAGAAGTTAATGCAATACATCGACAAGCATCCTATACTCTCGCGCTCCATACGATTGAGGGATCAAACCTTCAACCAGAGGAGAGCTCAGAGTGCGTTTGCTAACAATCTGTGTACATTGGACTTGTCCAATGCCTCAGACACTGTTTCAACCTGCTTAGTTTGGTATCTCCTTGCGGATGTACCAAAGCTGCGCAGACAGTTGATGTCGACGCGGTCTGACTACATGTTCTATCGCGGCGAAAGCCATCGAAAGAACAGATTAGTTAAACTCGTTGCATTTGCTCCAATGGGTTCAGCAGTTTGCTTCCCAGTGGAGACACTAGTATTTTGGGCCCTAACAATGGCCTCATTGATGCTAGTGCGTCCTCGTCTGGAAAAGAGAGCACATTTACGCCCTTACGGACGGAAATTTGCCCCTTTCCAATCAAGTGTGAGTGAGATGGCTTCAGAGATCTGTGTCTTTGGGGATGATATTATCGCCCCAATGGACTGCGTCTCAACCTTAACCACAACACTTACCTCTGTTGGTTGTCAAGTAAACGCGTCTAAGACGTGCTACATGACGCCCTTCAGGGAGTCGTGTGGTAGTGAATGGTTTAATCAATCTGATGTCACGATAATTCGTAACAGGAGATATAATTATGAAGCCGGTCTTAACATCAAAGATTACCCAGTATTGCTCGGACTACAGAGAAAATTCTTTCTCAATGGTCTGTTCAATACAGCTGAACTTATCGCACGGTATGTCCGCGAATTGGGACCTACCGCAACGGTATCCATTCACCACTATCGAGCAACTTATCTGGAAGACCGAGATCCCGAATCCCTTCGAGGGATTAGATCACGTGTTATCTCCGGACGAGGAGCTAGAAGTGCGGAAGCAATCCACTTGCAAGGAATACTCGGATATCATTTGGACGGCTCTAAACCGTACGATGATTCCGCTTTCTTTGTTAAGAATGGATTTCCGCTTGATACTTTCCCTGTCTTACTTGGATGGGCAGATGCAGTTGATCCTGCAATGCCCCTCCGGTGGAACAGAGGGTATCAAAGAATGGAGTTCAGATGTCCTACAGAATATCAGAACTGTAGGCCGTGGTCGACAGATGGCTATCCTCGCTTGTTAGCGAGGTTACTATCTGATTCTGCTGATCGGATTGCCATCCGTGACCGCAAGGTCAAAATGGCATGGTCATATCTTCC